GCCAGCCGAAGACTTGCGCCATCTTAAAAACTCGGCCGCGTTTTTTTCGCGCGAAATATTTTCGCGAAACTTTTTTTGCGCGGTCGTGCCGCTATTGCGCGCGGTTTTCTTTTTGTTTTCTATGCCGAAGGTGCCGCGTGTTCTTAACGCGCGTCGGGTCGCTACCTCTAAGCCGCGTCGGCAGTTGCAACTAACGCATGCGGCTACAAGGTTGGATAGATCGAAGGCCGCGCCTCCGTCGGCTAGTGACCGTACGTGGTCAACGGTTGTTGCGTAACCGCCGCAGTACCGGCACCTGTACCCGTCACGGAGTAGGACGGTTACCCGCACCCGTCGCCACCTACGGGAGTCCCTAGGGTCACCCGACATATAGACCACCTCACCCGGACCCGGACTACCCGGACCCGTTAGTACCCGGACCCGTTTAGCCAGGCCACGAACACAAGCGTTAGTAGTACGCCTAGTAACACGACGATTGCTAGAACGATCACGGTTAGGCCTTGACGTATTGCAACAACTGTGCGCCTAGGTACTCCGTGTATGCGGGTGGTATGGCCTGTGCCAACTCTGCCCTAGTCATAGGCCAATCAATCCCCATTGCCTGCCGTGCCTTTGCTATCCCTGCCTTACGTGATCGTCCGCCTACCGTCGTGCGTACTGTGTGACTAGGCCCACCACCCGTTACGTCTATCGGTTCAGGTTGTAGGTAGTGCGTACATTCGGCCGTGAGTAGTAGAACGTTGCTACCAAACCGCCTGTGTCTGCGTACGCCTAGACCAAACGTGGTGCCGCACAGTGTGACGTACCACCCGTTCATTTCCACGGACGTACCAACCACGTTCTCTACGATCCACGGCACAGAGACAGAGGCCAGGCGTTCTAACGTGGCGTTGAGTAGATACGCCTTGCCACGTTGTGTTGTCTTCGTGCGTAACGTTGAATGTTCCTGGCATGGTGGAGACGCGTGTATCGCGTCAAATCCATCTAGCGGGTACGTCAATGCGTCGGCATTATGGAACGTGTATGGGTAGTGCGGTTGATCCACAATGTCTACGCCTACAACGTCAAACCCGGCACGGTGGTAACCAACGGCCGCACCACCCGCGCCACAAAACAAATCTAAGAGGCGCGGCCTTTGTGACTTAGGCCGGCCAAACGTCACAGTCTCTACGTTCTGTGTTGTCACGTTGCGTTGTTCCTTTAGTTCTTTGCGCCGTTCCTTTGCCCAACGTTGTTCTATGCGCCACGTTGTTAACCCATGGTCAAGGCCTAGTAGGTCGTACCATGCCAACGCATCGCACCATTGGCCTAGTGCTATGTAGTGCGCTACTAATCGTTGCGCCTCCGCATAACAAGGAACGGGAACGGCCGGAGGGAACAGGCCTTGCGCGTCCGGGATCGCACAACCGTTGACCCGAAGTATTACGCCGTCGCCTCTCATTGTGCGGGTCCGGTCAAGTGCGCAGACTGTAGGCGCAGTTTCACTAGGCCAACGTCGGCGGGTCGCCATACGTGCGTCTCTATGCCGCAACGTTCAAACCGCCATAACACGTTCTCTTGTTCTAGGGTTAACCGGCCTTTGTCTGTCTTTAGTTCGGCAACCATGTATTCGGGTGGTCTTAGTAGTTGTAGGTCCGGCCACCCGGCAACGACGCGTTTAGCTTCGTAAACGTGGAAGACCAACCACCCGCCATAACGCGCGAGGCGTACAACTTCCCTTTGCCATTCACGTTCGTTCACTACAGGCCTACCGCGTCCACTAACCGTTGTAAGGCCTGGCGTTCGGCCTCGCCTAACTGCCGTTGCCATGACTCATACCGAATAACTTTGTCTCGTTCTATTAGCCAATCTAGGTAGATGATCGTCTGTAGTAATAGGCGTACGTCGTTTTCATCCACGTTTCACTCTCCGTGTCGGGTGGCACCGTTCAAGGCCTTGCCCGTCTGAACGGTTGAACGGTTGAACGGTTGAGGATTGAGGCCGTAGGGTTACCGTTCATACCGTTCAACGTTCAAGGCGTGAACGGCCGTGAACGGTGCATTTGCTCACTCTCTGTCGTCGCGCAGTTGCCAGTACCATTCGCCCGATTCACCGCGCACGGCCTCTGCGCGAATGTTGTTACGTGCGCGTTTTAGTGTTGAGTCGCTAAACCCTTGCCTCTCGCCTTCCCGGAAAATGTCGCTAGTACGAACGCGGCTACCGTCCGCGAGTGTTTCCAATAGCCATACTTCGGCACGTTCTAACTTCGTGTCTCGTTCGTCGTTACTGCCTTTGGCTACTAGTTGGTCGGCCGTGTAATCGGCGTCTCCGTGCCATGCAATACGTGCGCAATCCCAACCATCGGCTTTAACAACAGAGAACGACAACGCCGAAGGCTTTTCGGCAAGGTTGGATTTCGTAACCGCTATAACACGTTTGGTCGGGTCGCGCGGGTCTTCGGTAACGATCCACCCGGCACGCGCCGCGCCGATAATGCCGATACTGCCACCACCTCTATACATGGCCGATACGCCGGGTGATTTGTTGAGGTGGCGAAGGCAGACGATCGCGGCCTTTGTGTGTTCGGCTAGTGCCGCCAACCGCATTAGTACGCCGCGCATTGACGCGTCGTTATGGCTATTGACGTCGTGCGCGAGGTACGCAACTAACACGTCTACGATTACTAGTGCTACTTCGTGTTGTATCACTAGGCGTTCTAGTAGCGGTAAGTCGTTAGGCAGTACCAACGTGCGCGGGTCTTTGTTTGGTTCCATGACGGCTACGAATGCGAACGCGTGGCGTGGATCGCCTCCGGCCTCAACGAACCGCGGTAGGACGGTATCGGCTAGGCCGTCTTCGGCAGTTAGAACCATGACGTTTCGTCGTAGTGGTCCGGCAAGGGTGCCGTCCGGGAATGCGCCACCCGCACTAATCCGCGCCGCTATGTCTAACGCAACGGTTGACTTACCTAGTGCCGGGTCGCCATCTAGCATTGTGAGTTTGCCGCGCGGTAACCATTTCGGCCACAACCATTCGACTACTTCGCGTGTAATCGTCGTGAACGATCGCACTTCGGCCGCGCTAGGTGTTGCCGGATCAAACGCGGCTTTAGTGAACGGTGCCGGGTCGGGTGCAAGCGCGCGCGCCGCGCTTTGTAGGTCGCCTTCGTAGTTGAGTTGTGCGAACGCGCCGAACCGATCGTAAGAACGTTCCGACTCAAACACGGTTGACGTACTAAATACCCACAACAGGCCGGAACCGTTATGGTTCGTCGTCGCGCTTATGCCGTCAGACTTGCCAGGCCGACGCCAATACGTCGTGCCATTCTGTTCAAACAACGGCAACCAACCGTGAGGTTCTAGTATCTCCGGCCAATCGTGCGCATTGTTGAACGCGTCGCCTGGCCGATCACCATTGCGCGCGCCGATCACGCTACGGCTAGGCATTTGGTCAAGAGACTTCGCCAACGCGTACAAAACTGCCCGTTCGTGCAACGTAAACGTTGGTATCGAGTCCGGGCCTCCGGCAAGTAGCCGCCACGGTTTGCCCGTAGGGTGCGTCTTCCCCGCGGACGGGTGCGTTACAACCCAACCACCTTCGCCGCGCGTCTCTAGCATCACCTTTACTTTGTCGGCCGGGTTGTCGTTTAGTTCGTCGTCGGTTGCGGGTCGCCTCGCTAGCTTCGTGTTCGCCATTGACGGCCCATCGGTACGAAAGAACAAGTGCAAACCGCCACTAGGCGTTTCCTCGCGGTAGCCGTGCCAGAGACGCGACCAAATGTCTTCGTAGCCGGAACGCATTAGCAAGCCGCGTAGATCGTCAACCATTGTGACCGCGCGCGCCTCAAACTCGATCATTTCTAGATACTCACTAACGGCACCGCATACAACGCCGATACCGTGCGCGCGTCTTAACCACGTTTGTATCTGACTAATGGCCGGCCTCTCTGTCTCATAAAGTTTCCATTCAACCGCGGGCCTCTTAGTGCCGTCGTTTGCGGCCGGGAGAACGCAACAACCGGCCGCGTACAATGCGGCCGCGAAGTCGTCTAGTTCTGACATTGCGACAACCGCCTATAGGAAGTCGTGAATGCAATGCTGGCAGAATGCGATTCGATCGGCACGGATAAACAACACTTTGATAAGGCCTCGCACAAACCAAACGTGCCGCCAACTGCCTTCGTCAAACGGCCGTGATTGCCAGTAGCCGCGAAGGTAGGCGCGTCGTAGTTCGCGCTTTGTTTGGTAGCAATGCTTGCATTCAAAACATTGCAAGTACGTTGAGGCCTCTAGTCGTTCTGCCGTGCCGTGGCTATAGCAAAACACGTAGGACATTTCCTACCTCAAACGGCCTAGCGCGCGCGGGAAATGGCGGTAAACCGCGCGCGCTAGACCGCGATCGTTAGGCCGGTTGGTCGGCCGTGTCTGCGTCTTCGCCTTCGGGTGCGAGACGTACGAACACGACGGCACCGCGTGCGCGCGCGTCGAGTCCGTAGGTTTTGCGCAACGCCGTTGCGCGGCTGTACGCCTTGTTCTTATTGCCGTCGCAATCCACCTCAAACCATTCTCCCGGTTCTTTGTGGCATGCGTCGATCAAGTCCATAAAGGCACCCGCATTACGTGCGCGCCGTACTACAGATGGCGGGCCTTCGGACGGTTGGAAGTTAACGGCCATGACTTAGAACACCTCCGTTGCGTTGTCGTCGGGTGGCGAGTCGTAAACCTTGTACGACCACGCGCCTTCACTGTCTTTCACAATGTCGGCAGTACGGCCGCTACGGCTAATGAACCGATAGCCACCCGGTACCGGATTCATTCGTATTCGTTCGTTCTTAATGTCGTGTAGCCGCGCCTCAACGTGCGCTAGTTCGTCTGCCGTCAAGTCGCTAAACGATTCGACTAACTCACCGCGCCGGTTGACGGTTTCCAACAACGCCAACGCGTGGCGTCTGGCCTCGCGGTCTACGTTCTCTAGGTTCGGCCATTGGTCTTTCATGGTGGCGAAAATGCGCCGGATCGTCTTCGTTTTATCGTCGGCCGTTTCGCCTTCGGCGGGTGGTTCCCCTTCGGCCGGTTTGAATGCGACGGCCTCCGGCCGCGGTTCGTCTCTTCCTGGCGTAGTTTGTGACGGCACCGCGACCGGAGGCGCGCTAGGTGGCGCGGTTCCTGCCTCCGGCAATACGTGAGGTTCCGCGCCTACCTCTCCGCGGTCGATCCGTGGCCGCGGTTCGGGATATGTCACTACGTCAACGGCCGTGGCCGCGTTGACGGCCTCTACGTTGCGTTCTGCGGCCTCCGGAGGCGACAACTGGCCGGTTGGGCCGGGAACCTCCGGACGGCCGGGAGACGCCAACGCGGCCGGGTCTAGGCGTACGTCGAGTACCGGCACCGTGAAACGGTGCGGTTGGTCGCCCGGCCGTCGTGTTACCCGGTCTTCCAACCGTAGAGACGCAAACGCGAAGTGATCGCCACGGCGCGCCGCGATGTTTAACGCAAGGTCTATGGCCGTGCGCATTTCACCCGCGGCGTAATACGAATGCGTTTCTAGCCGCCAGCTACCGAAGTCCGCGAGGAACGGCAACAACACGGATAGCCGCGTAGTGTAACTACAAATGCGGTTGTTGTTGATCGCGCACAAACACGGCCGCGGTTGTTCTCCGCGGACTTCGGTAATACCGTCGCAACGCCGATCGCAACCGGCCGCGGTCCAATGCTCAAACCATTGCGTAAAGCCGACTTCGGCCGGGATTAACACAACGTCAAACTCTCGCGCCTCTGTGAACACTTCGTATTGAGGCCCACTAGGCGCGGTCCAATCCGTGACGGTTCCGCCTAGGTTCTCTGCCACGCGTTCTACCAACACTTGCCGCGGTGAGGTGAAACGGAATGCCTCTAGCGCGCGCGGCCTTGTGCCGTCTTTCGATCGTACGGTTTCGCCTGTGCGTATGCGGCCTATCTCGGCCACGCGGCGTTGTAGATCAATAATCGGCATTCGGGTTACCGTCCGGCCACGTTGCGTTGTCGTGACAATCGTTGCAACACCCTTGTTCGTCTTTCTCGCGGTACGTCATTACGCGTTGGCAGTACGGGCAAACTGGCGTTGTCTCGTTCATTTCGTTTACCTCTACGTAGTCAAACTCTCCGTCCGCGCCGATTAAGTAGCCGCGGTTTGGGTTGCGTTGACTGTGAACCGATACGCAACAACCGCATTCGTTTACGTGCCATATCGGCAAGTCGCCATTTTCACGGATCGCCTCACAACACGCGACCATTGCGGTTACTTGCGCGCGCGGCAACGTGACGTTGCCGTGAGGCGTCGGGATTGTGATTACGCCTGTGCCGTTAGCCGTCATGGTTGAAATCCTCCGGCCACAACACGGCCGCTACACGTTCCGCGTGCGGTTGCATCCGATCGCGCGCGCCAATCAATCCACCCTTTACGGCGTCGGCAATCACTGTGTGCCGGTTATGGCCTCGCAAGTCTGCGCACGGATAACCGGCCTTGCGTTCACACTTCGGACAATCGACGGTTTGGGCCTCTGTGTGCGTCACCATTACACAACGTCCGGTGCCTCTAGCCAATCGACCGATACACACTCAAAGGCGTACTGTCGTTCGTTGTCTTCGTCGGTTGTGTCCGTATCGGTTACGTAGATTTCGGTTGTGTTGTTAATCGCGTCGTCTACGGCCATGCGTACGTCTTCGTCGTCGTGCGCCGGTTTGCCCATTGCCTCAACTTCGATCAACGCCGTTAGCTTTAGGCGTTTGCCCATTGGTCGGCCCCCTTTGTTTGTTTTGCCGTTTCAAACAATCGGTCTAGTGCGCGGTCGATACCGGACGACGGCCAATAGCGGCCTTGTTTGTCACGCGTCACGCGCCTACGCAATAACGCTACGGCGTCGGTTAGTTCTCGTTCTGCCTTCGTCATGCCGTGCCTTCCACGTAAGACCCGAACACGGATCGTTTGGCTATGACTTCCACAAACCGCGACACTTCCCGAAGGAAAAGGAACGCGTCCGTTGCGTCTGCGTCAACGCGCACAGGCCACAAACGCCATTCAACCGGCGTCAGTTGAACAATGGCGCAACCGTCAACGTCCGGCATTGGAACGGCCGCGGCCTGTTGTTCTTTCGTTATGTAGTAGTGCCGTGGTGATCCTTGTTCGGCCTCCGGTACGTCAACGCGTACCGGCAACGCAAACGGCGCACGTTTGTAGGCCGCGAGTTGTAAGGCCCATTCGGAATAGGGCGAACGTACGTGGCCTTGTTTGTCGCGACTTTCACGCGTGGTCTTCCAATCGAGTAGGTACCGCTTACCGTCCGCAAACTCAACGATCGCGTCGGCAGTACCGGCGTAACGGTACGTCGGATCGTAAACCGTCATTTCGGCCGCTAAGAACCGCGGTTGAAACTTCGCAACAAACGCGTGAAACTGTGCGACCAACGGCGCGGCTTCGTCGTGATACTTCCCGGCTTGCGCGTTGTTGAGTATGTAGTTTTCCACGGCCCTATGGACTTCGGACCCTAGGTCGCGCGCGGACAACTCATAGCCTGGCCGTTGCCAGTTGCTTTGCCGGGTCAATATCTGTACGGCTTCGTCTTCGGTTAACGATTGCAACGCGCCGCGTCGTGCGTACGCCGTGCGCGCCACCTGTTGTTGAAACCAAATGTTGAGGCCGTAACTGTTCAACGTCGAAAGGATCGACGTTACCGACCAACAATCTAAGGCGTCTTCGTCAATGTTCGTGACGCCTCGCGGCTTCGGCCAAATGATTGTGTCCGTTGCCGTCATTGACGGGAGACGCCTTCCTCCATTGGAAACATGGTGTTTCCCAACGCGACGGTTAACGCGCCCATGAATACCGACGCGTCGCGCATGGTGGCGAAGTTGACGAACCGCGCGAGTGTTCCGCCTTCCCAAAGGTCTAACGCGATTTCGTACTCTGCGCGTTGACCTGTAGAGAGGCGTTCAAACGCACGTTGTGTCATCTGTACGACGCGGCCGTTAATAACTGCGCCGGGAACGAGATTGCCGATTAGTACCGCGGCCTCGCGCATTCGGGTTTGTTCCACGTTTCCCCCTTTGTGATTGCGCCTCTGTATCGAGTCGTTCCGCATGCCTCCGTAGAACGGCCGCTATAGACGCGAGCGTTTCACGATTGAATGTCACTTAGGCCGGCCATCTGTATATTTGCGCGGCAGTTTCGCGCCTCTAAAGAACGTGGCCGGATCGGCGTCGAATGCTTCCGCGAGGCTTACAAGTGTGCGCCATGTTGGCGCGTGGTGTTCGTTCGGACTTTCAACACTCGCGATTGTGCGTTTTGCAACGCCGGAAACTTCGGCTAACTCTGCCTGTGACCAACCGCGCAACCGTCGCGCACGGCGTACTTTGTTTGCCCACTCGACTAGTTGGCGTTTGGTCACCTCATCCGCGGTCATCACTCCCGGCACAATGCGAGGCGCGGCGCAGACGCGCAATCGGCCGGAACCGTTGCAACGTTGCGCCACGTTGTGACGTTGCGCCTAGTGGGCCGGTACATGACGCGGGAGGCACGGTGCAACTTGGCACCCGGATTTTTTCCACGGTTCGGCCTTATGGTCGGACGCCGTGTCTGGCGCGGCGTCGGCTATCCGGTCACCCGCCCCTATCGGGCCGTCCGTGGCGTCCGGCCTGGCCTGCCGTGTTCCCGACTACCCGGCCGTAACCGCACGTTAGACGGCCTACGTGCCGTTGTCACGGGTCGCGACGGCACGGCCGGTACCTAGGCGCGGAACGGCCCCCTGGCGGAACGTGGAACCGCACAGGGGGCCGCGGGGGCCGGGTGTTTGCCCGGTACCGTCAGACGCTACGCCATGCCGTCAACCGGCACCGCCGATCGCGCACGCGGCGCACAGATGGAACGTGAGGCCTCCGTACGCCTCTACGGGTACGCCGGGATCGTCGGCCGGTTGCACCCGGCCGCATTGTTCGCATTGCCATTCGCCACGGTTCCCGGCCTGTATGTCGGCAACTGTGGCGTTGGCTACCAACACGGCCGCGGTTTCGTCGTCGCCATATTCGTTCACCAGGAAACGCCGTAGGTTGTCCGCGGGTCCGGTCACGCGGTACCACCAGGCCCAACTAGCCAACGGGTGCGCACTTGACGTGTCTTCGATTTTGACGCCGTAACGTTCGGCTATCTCAACTAGTGACGCGTAACCGCAACAACCGTCGTACGGGTGTTCGTGGCAATCAATCTCTAACGTGTAGATAACTTTCATGCGGCTTCGCCTTCGGTTTCGGGTGCCGTGTCCGGCACGAAGTTAATACGATCGGCTGTAAACGGTGCCTTCGGCCGTGCGGGTGGCGCGATCACGGCACGGTGTTTCGTCGCCAGGAACAAGGCGCGGTGTTCGTCGTCGGTCAACTTGCCGGAGGCCAACGCCGCGCCTAGTGCGTCACCCTTGCCTAGCCAACGTTCTACGGGTCCGGCACTACCGGCCTTGCGCAACTGCGCCAACGCGTCGGTTTCGTCTGCGTCTACGGCCGCTAACGCACGGTTGTACGCATCCATGTTGCGAAACTGGCCGTTGCCTAGGCCGTCGTCAATCATCTTGCGCCGTTCACCTATGCGGCCTAGCCGTTCCAACGCGACGGTTCGTGCCTTGCTATCTCCGGCCAACATTGAACGAAACGCCTTGCGGTTGGATTCGTGGCGAATCCACGCGTACGCCTTCGTTTCGAGTATGTCGCTACGGCAATAGTTGTGGCCGCATGCGCGACGGCCTGCCGACGCGTTGCACTTGTAGTTAGTTCGGCCTGTGTGATCTACAGACGCCAACATGGTTGCGCCACAGATGGAACCGTCCGGCATGGTTCCGCCACAGATAACGAAACCTGTCCAACGGGTGGCCGCGCCGCGGTTCTTTCCACGTACACGACTACCGAACAACTCGCGTAGTTCGGCGTACGTCTTATCGTCAAAAATCGGTTCGTATGGCCGATCTACGATTTCCCCGCGGAACGTTCGGTAGCCTCCGTAAACTGGGTGGTTGAAGATACGGCTAATCATGCCAGCTTGCCACGGCGTTTGTTCTTTGGTCTTCGTGCGCAGTACCGGCGTTATGCCGTCAACCTGGCCGGACCATTCCCGCGCTATCTGACTTGCGCTAATGCCGTTCAACAACCGTTGTGCGTCTTCCCGTAGGCGTTGCACTTCGGGTGCGTAGTGTTCGTGCGTTGAATCGTTATCGTTGCCGTGGCGGGTGCCGTAAAAACCAACCATGAAAACGCCACCCGTTGGCCTACCTTCGTCGCGCAATCGTCGCAACGTGCGTTGTAACCGATTGGAGAGTTTGCCTACTTCCCGATCGGCCGCGGCAACTTCCAACCGTGCCGCGTATTTGCCGTCTTCGGTTCGTAAGTCGTAGGTACGTTCGTCCGTGACGATTTGCCAAAACTTCCCGGCTTCGGCCAGGTCTATTAACTTTTCCAACTCGCGAGGCATGCGGACTAGCCGATCATGCATAACGGAAACGATCGTATCTACTTCGCCTTGTTCGATTGCCTCTAGTAGTTGTAGCCATTCCGTGCGTTTGCGCGTAGCGAAACGACTTGCCGAAATGTCGTTGTCCGTATACGTGCGTTCGATCGTTAGGCCTAGGTCTTTCGCCATAGCCTCGCATTCTCGTTTTTGCCATTCCACGTTTCGGCCGACTTCGTTTAGGTCTTTGCTTCGTCGGCAGTAGCTAACCGCGCTTGCCATTTCCCTTTTTCCCTTTCCACGTTGCGCCGGACCCGATCGGACCCGGCCGGGTTGGTCTTCCCGACGTTGGCGAATATCGAACATGCGCCGACGCCTACGCGCGATTCTAGCCTAGAGAGGCAGGCGGCTACGTCCGGCCTCTGGCCTAGGTTCTAGGCCGCTCGCCTCTAGGAACGTTGACCACGGCAGACGCACGGTTTAGCGTCTGCGTCCGTTGCTTAGGCAGTCTGGCAACGTGGCGGGTATCGACCGATCACCAGGGGGCCGACATTGCCGCGTACGCCGCGTTTTCTAATGGCTATCGAGTACGAAAAGTGCCGCGTTTGGGGTCACGCGTGGGAAGACTTCGTACCTACGAAACGGCCTAGCGATTGGGGAATGCGGTTTTCCCTTCGTTGCGTTAGGTGCGCCACGGAACGGCACGACGTAATAGACAGTCTCGGCCAGTTGTCTACGCGCCACTACGACTACCCGGACGGGTACAGCATGGCGAAAGACGAAACGCCGGATAGGCCGACCCTACGCCTAGAGTTGTTGCAACAACTACGGACAACGGCACGCGAAAAAGCGGCCAGGCGAAGGAAGGCAGGGTAAATGGCAACGGCCAAAAAGGCCACGAAACGCACGGCCAAACGGCCGCGCAAGGCAGTAACGAAACGCGCCAGTAACCAACGGCTACGGCTAACCGACGAAAGAAAAGCCGAAGTTTTGGCTATGGCTAACGAAGGTGGTCCGGAGGCAGTAGCGAAGGCCTACGGCTATTCGTTGGGTTACGCAACGCAACTGGCGACCAAATGCGGCTATCGCAAACCGGGTGCCGCCAACCGTGGCACGTACACGAAGGAACGCGCCGACGCTACGCGCATAACGAAGGCCGTAGCCAGGTACCTAGACCAATGCCGCGAACACGGCGCTAACGGGAAACCGGGAGTTTGGCTAGGTTCGTTGAAGGGTTACCCGGCACGAACTAGCGACCCGGAAACCGTGGCCGCGGTAATCGACCTATACCAACGGGAAGTGATCCCGGCCCTAACGTCACCCGTTCAAGAGCTAAAGGCACGGCAACGGGTTATGACGTTGCGCCGCGAACTAGAACGAATGCGCAAGGTATCCAACGGCACGGCCGATGCCGCGCGGGAAGACTTCGTACTAGTAGCGGCCGATTGGGCCGTAACGAATGGCATTAGCTACGCCGCGTTTCGGGAAATGGGAGTACCGGCCGACGTACTACGTGAGGCCGGGATCACGGCCTAACGGACGCGGGGAGACGCAACGGCGCGCGCGCGGAGGCACCGCGTGGGCCGTTTGCACGGTACGGCCTCTAGGTTGCGTTCTAACGTGGCCTAGGGGCCGTCCGGTCTACCAATCCGGCCGGGTGCCGGGAGGCCGTCAGACGGCCACCTAGAGGGAGGCGCGCACGGTGCGACGGCCTTTGATCGTCACGGATCGCATGCTTTACGGCCTCGCGGTCTTCGCCTTCGCCTGTGGCGTCTTGTTCGTGTTCCTAGGCGGCTACGTCATGGCCGTAATCCTCGCATGCGAGGCCGTACTACTAGTCAACTGCGTTACCTTGCGCCGCGCCGCGTTCCGTGACGGTTGGTTACAAGGCCGCGCCGCAATGTTCCAATCGTTGGCAGAGGCCCAACGCCGCGGTTTGTCGCCTGGCGAATGGATCATCGGAGAATGCGAACGTGACGGCTACCGCGTCGAATGGGCCGACGCACCCGCGTTGTGTAGCCATTGCCACCTACCGATTAACGAAGGTGACGCCGTAACGTGGATCACGTCTCCGGACGCGGCACCGTTCCCGTTGCACGAAAAGTGCGCCAACGAACTACGCAACCGTTAGTTGCCGTTGTTGTTACTCCCGGCCTTATAGCCGACGTACGCGCCTAGTACGCCGATAATGCCGCCAAAGGCCGCGGTCAACAACTGTGTTGCGTTGTCCGACAATCCCGGACCTTCGGAAAAGATCGCGTCATACAACACGGCCGCGGTAATGACGTTGACGGCTAGGACGATCCCAACCGCCAACACCACGGCTACCCAATCCTTAGCGGGTCGGTTCACTTACGAACGATTCCCCATAGGAAATGAACAAGTGCGATTCCCGCGAGTACGCCGACTTCCCAATCAATGATTGTTGCCTGTACGTGCGTCATGGCTACGACCATTCAACTAGATACGTACCAACTTGATTGTTGCCTAGGTCGAACAAGGCCACTACGCCGCGGCCGTCCGGCCTTCCATTGCCGTCAACTGTCGCGGCAATGTCAATCAGTTTGTTACCGGCGTTCTTTACGGCTTGATCGTTGGAAACCCAAACGCGGTTACTGCCGCTAGGTTGGTCACCTCGCAACGCCGCGCCGTTCTCCAAAAGGATTGCGCCTAGTGCGGGTACTGGCCGCGCCGTAGGAACGCGTCCGGCCGGGTTGCCTTTCTGTGGCGAAGCTACTGCTCCCATTGGGTATGCCTCCGGCGTTGCGGGTGGTTGCGTTGTACCGCCTCCGGCCGCGCGCGCGTTGATCGTTGGTATCTGTGCAATCAGGTTGACGCCACAACACGCGGTTGCATTGCCGGGTGCGTCTCTGTGTGGGCCTGTATAGGCCGGCCGTTGTATTGCGCCGCGTTCAAACAACCATGCGACGATTTCGGCTAGAGACGTAATCAGTTGTTGCGTCGGTTGTTGCGTCTCAAAGTTGCCCATTGCGCAGACGGCATGGCTACGTGCGTTGTTCGCAACGCCGTTGGTACTGCCGCCAGTTGCGGCCGTGTTACGTCCGATGCCGCGCGACTCATAGATCGCGCCGTCAGTATCTACGACGTATGAATACTCTAGATCGACGTAACCGCCAGCTAGTGCGTTCTGTTGTAGTGAACGCATACCCGACGCGCCGTGTAGGCCGGTTGACGCCGTATGGTGTAGCCAACAATCCGGCGTTGGCGTTGCGATCCCGGAGGCAGGCGTTGGGTTTGGGTTTGCTCCCCATTGACTACGACCCGTTATCGTCACCATTCTCTACGGCCTCCGGGTTGTCTTCGTGGTCTTGCGGTTCCTCTACGTCGTCTTCCTTTGCAATGCGTTCGTGTTCCTCTGCCATTGCGTCATGTTCCGTTGGTTCGTTCGGCGTCATAGCCGTTGCCTTTCTGTTACGGAATCCCTAGGTCTTGAACAACTGTGAATAGGCCGTTGGCCGCAATGCGGTACGCGCCAGGCGTTGACGTTGCCCAAAGAACAACGGCGTTGGCACCCGCGGTTAGATCCCATATAGAGACGATCGAACAAACTTGTATGTTGTTCACCGCGATACCCGGCCAAATGGCGTCCGATCGGATCATTGCGCCGTTGACGTAGTGCCGGTAAGAAACCGTAGATGGGCCGCTAGTCACAATCTGGCCGCGTGACCATGTTTCGATACGTACGCGCCGTGTCTCGGCAAGCTGAACGTTGACCTGCATTGCATTCGCGTTCGTCGTAATGTCAATGGCAGGCGCGTACGCGAAACCTAGTGCTCCCTTACTAGGGGAGAACCAACGCGTACCGTTCCACCAATAGAACGCGTCCGTTGCGACGACGTACACGACCATTCCCGCGACTTTGTTAACGATCGCGTCTCTGTCGGCAATGGTCGCAACAACCGTGTTACTGCGGTTGCGTATGTCGTTTCCCCATGCCGACAGTATCGGCGCGTTGGGTACAACGTCGGGTAGCCATCCAACGGCAGGCATGGCGATTCCCTTCCCTTAGTAGGCCCAAAGGCCTTCGTCCCATACGTCGCGATCCCATAGACCGACTTTGAACACGGCCGCGGCGCCAAACGTCTTTAGGTTTACGTTCCATTCGTGCGCGCTGATTGTGTGTTCGATTGATTCGGTTTGGAGTTGCGCGACAACTTGAAACCCTGTGGCGCGCCTACGTACTTCGACCATCCATAGAAGGCCGATCGTTAGTGCGGCCTCAATCGTGTTCGGAAACACGGACGGCTTAAACGAGAGAGAATCGATGCGTTGCGCCGCGTCTTTCCACGTATCTAGGTAAATCTGCGCGATCGTTGGGCCTTGCGCGTCGTCTTCGTGAATCAAGTCCGTACGTTGGTAAGTGTGTTGCCCGTAACGCGCGATCGAATGCGTATCGCTAACTGTGTGTTTGATTGGTTCCGGTGCCGTGTCGTCGCCTGGCGGTTTCGTGTTCGCAACCGTGACGATGTTCTTTACTTCGTCAACGTTCATTAGCAACGCGATTTCGTCGTAACACAACTCCGGTTCGACTTCGCCAAACACAAGCTGAACCTCCGTATACAACGGATCGGTTTCTAAGCCTGTGCGATCACGAAAACGAATCGTGCCGTCCGGCAGGCAAAACAACGCGCCGACTTCGGTATCAATGACGATCCCGGCCTCTGATTCCATGTTCTGATTTAGAACCGTGGCTAACAACGGGATTGACCCGGCGTCTAACTGTGGCATGCCTTGATAGCCGATAGCCGCGAAGATTCTTTCAAGTCGTGCGCCTGGCAACTCTCCCGCGCCTACTGGCGGTTGTTCTATGCCGTCAACTAGCGCCAGGTACTTAAGATCGTCGGTAGCGTTAAACGTAACTTCGTGGCCGGTTACGTTCGGAAACTCATCCGCGATCGCGTCAACTGTGCCGTGGAAAATCGGGTAGTCAACGTCGTTGTATGTCGCGCCGATTCGTAGACCTATGCCGGGTCGGATGCGGCTATACGATTCGGCGTCGGCCGCGTCGGTCCATGGCGTATAGATGCCTTCGGGATCGTTGACGACGATGGACGCGGTACCAACACGGAAACGGCCTAACGGTGCGTCTCGGCCTTCGTTCGTGCCAATGCTTATTACGTCACAAGCTACGTCATGTTCTATGGCGTCTCCGGTCCATGTATCGGCGCTATCCCATTGCGCAACGTCCCAAAGGCTTACGGGATCGCCTGGCGCGTAATACTGCAACCACGCGTGAAACTTGACGCCTTTAACCGGCCCTACTGTGTTCGGGTCCGATTGGTGCGCTATGCCGAATGGTTGCGGCCGTAGTTCGTCGGCCCATTGTGTGCCGGGTCCGGAGTAGAACACGTCATTAACCGTCATGGCCGACCCGTCACGGTTCTACGCCACGAAGTACCGGCTACGGATTCGTAACTACGGATTGCGTCTACGACGGCACGGCCGGTTTGAACCGGGTTAGCGGTTACCGGCACGGTTACGTAGATGTTGACGTTGCCGCCACTACCGGCCGCGGCCTGTGAGGCCATAGGCGTTATCACTTCGGCCGGGTGCAACCACGCGAGGCCTTGCGTTAGCGTGTACCCGCCTTGCGCTAGTTCGGGAATCTTCGGCAGGCCTATTGTTTGTCCGCCGATATGTACCGGCCCAATGTTTACGGCCGGTACCGTAAACTGTATGCCGTTCCATGCGCGAATAACCGCGTTGATTGGGCCTTTAATCGCATTGGCGATTGACGAAACGGCACCGCTTACCTTGCCGACGATACCGCCTATAACGTCGGCCAACGCTTGAAACTTACCGGCAACCCAGTTATAAACCTCCGTGGCCGCTGCAATGGGTAGTTTGATTGCCGCAACAATCGCGCTTATTGCGCTACCGATCGCGCCTGCCACAGTGTGAAAGATCGAAACGAGGTTTTGCCAACGTGCCGCAACCCAACTAGTTACGGCCGTTGCGGCCGACTTGACCTGATCCCAATACTTGTAAATGAGAGCTACCGCTAGTGCGATCGGCCCTAGCATTATGCCTAGGATCAAAGGCCAGTTGCCTTTTAGCCAGTTGAATACGGCTTGTGCCGCGGCCGTGATCCAGCCGAAGGCAACTTGTATCCCTGCCCACGCGGCTTGTACCGCGTCACGGAACCACCCGACTTTTTGGTAGGCAATCACAAGGATTGCTATTAGGGCAATGATCGCCAACACAACTAGCATGATTGGGTTAGCGTTTAGGGCCGCATTCCATAGCCACGTTGCGGCCGTCGCTATACCCGTAGCGGCCGTGGCGATTGACTGTGCCGCTTGATACAGCTTGACGGCCACTACAACGCCAACGATTGCGGCCGCTAGTACCGTCATAATGCCGGGATACTGCTTAAACAGATTGGCTACCGTCTGTATCGGTCCCATCATTTGAATAAAGACGCCGGACAACTGCGTAATGATCGGCATTAACGCTTGGCCTACCGTCGTCTGTAGGGCCTTCATCTGTAGGCCCATATTCTTAATCCGGCCTGCCGACGTATCGGCCTGTTTCGCGGCCTGGCCTCCGAACGTGCGGTTGGCGTTTTGCATGATTTGATCCATGCTTAACGCCTTGCCTGCCGCGTCTTTCGTTGCGATTCCCAACCGGCCTACGGCACCCGCATTGCCTAGATAACCCTTCGTCAACGCCTGTGACACTTGCGCCAATGGCTTACCGGAACCGGCCGAAATGTCTAGGGCCGTCTGCAACGCGCCTTGCGCCTTCGTAATGTCACCTGTACCGCGTAGCAACGATTCAAACGCGGGCCGTAGTTCACCCTTACTAACTGCGGCCTGTTTGGACATTGACGAAAGGAAACTACCGGCCGACGCTACTTGTTTGTCCGTTGCGCCTGCCACGTTCTTTAGCGTTGTCGCGAAACGTTGGTTAGCCTGTTCCGCGTTCATTGCCATTTGAATGGACCCGGTAAAGAAATCCTTTGCCTTAGAGGCCGCTTGTGTAAGAACGTTGCCGCCGAAGACGCCTGCCGCTACCTGGCCGATACTGCCTAGCTTTGACTTCGTAACGGACGCGGCCGTAGCCATGCCTTTTTCAAGACCGCTAGTATCTGTGCCGTATTTAACGTCAATGGTAGGTCCGGCCACGGCTTAGTGTCTCCGTGTAGCGCGTCGGTTGGCCTTGTTTATGGCCTTGATTTCGGCCCGCATGTATTTAACGAATGCGAGGTATTCGTCCGTCGTCATTTCGTCAACTTCCCGCGGTGTTAGTCGCCAGAATCGGCAAAATGCCGCGAGGCCGTCGCAATGACGACTTATGTAGGGTCCGGCGTCTCGTTTTCAAACTCGATCGGTACGTCTCCGGCCTGTTCCCATGACGGTTCGTAGCCTTCCTTGCGCAACTCAAACCACGCGAAGGCTTGCATTACGTTTGCCGGATCGTTCATTACGCGATCCATCGGCATTCCCGTTACTGCCGCCAACGTGCGTAGTTGGTTTGCGCTGAACCGTGGCGTACCTTTGACAACCACGAAGGCAGGTAGGCCGGTTTCACTGTTTAGGGTTTGTGCCATCTGTAACCGTTCACTTCCCTAACCGCGGACTGTTCCAACGCGGCTACGTAGTCGTTCTCTGTTCCTGTGAAGACCGGGTATAGGTAACGGCCCGCGGGTACGGCCTCGCGGCCACGGCTACCGCCAAACTCGATCCACCCGGCATACGGCGCGCGGCCTTCGTTGTAGCCCACAGACTGCCCACCCGATACGGCCAACGTCTCTAGTGATCCACGAAGGTTGCCGGTTAGTACCGGCACCCGGCCGCGCGTCGCCTCTGCCGTCTTTGAGGCGTACTCCGTTGCGATCCGTTCCGCGTCTGCCGCCATTAGGTGGCCGACTTTGACCATATCGGCCGCGGCTTCGTTGACGCCTAGAAACGTGATCCCTTTCTCTGCCATGGCCTAGGCCGCGGGTGTTGTACCGCTACTAGGTGCCGTTGACGTTGACGAAGACGCACTAGCGGCCGTTGTTGTAGGCGGCACGATGAGAAACTCCGGTTCGCCTTGAATGGCTAGTTCAATGTCGCTATCGGAGGCCTCATTGACGTTGGCCGCAATGAACGGCACCGTAGGAACGCGACACTTCCCTTTCATTAGTGGATTGGTCGCGCTAACGGGTTGCGTTGCATCCGGCAAAAACTCGAAATCTACGACTTGACCCGCCAACGGGTGCAATACCTGCCATGGGCCGTCTGTGTCGTAGTTTTGGTAAATGCTCAACGTCAACGTATGGTGAGCAACGCCGTAGACACGGTACGAACCGCAAAACGTGTCATAGTCGTTCGTGTCTTGATCGGCCGCATGTTCCACCTGGTGAGCCGCGCATCGTAGTTCTTTCAAGTCCGGATCAATGCCGACTTTGATTGACGGCTTCGTCAGAATGAATGGCGGAAACTCTACGTCGGTAACTGTCACGGCGGTTCCCTTTCTTAAAACGTCACGGCCGCGCGCAGTCCTATACGCGTGGCTATGTAGCCAAGTGCCGCGATGTCAAAGACGCGCGGCCCACTAATGCGCACGATTCCCCAACCGTTAGAGTCATCGCGCAAACGTGCGATTACGTCGGCAACCATGGCCTCTAAGACGTTGAGAGTTTCGCCTGGTTCAACACGGCCGGCCACTGGCATAACTACCGGGTGAACAATGCCGGTACAAACGCCGGTTGACTCAAACCATGGTTCGTCCCATAGAAGCATGACGCACGGAACATCAATAGCGTCTACAAGGTCTTTGTAGAGTTGGTATTCGTTGTCTGTCGGCGCTAACACTGTCGCCAACGTTGTCCGCACGTCATTGAGTTTCACGCGAGGCCAAACTGTTGTTTCCATAGCGGGTCAATAACCCAACTATGACGGCCGAAGGAATCCTTCGGCGCGCGTAGTGCGCCTGTATCTGCGTAACCAACAACGCCGAACGCCGCGTCATTGGCCTTGTACCATTCGACCGCGCGCGCAATGGCTACGGATACGATCACGTCCGGCGTCGGTTCCGGTAACGGATCGTCTTCGTAGCGGTCTAGTGATGCGTCGATTTCGTCGCTAGCCGCGTCAACGCACCGTTGTAGGTACGGCGTGTTCGTTGGCGTTGCCGTTGTGCGTACGGCCTGTGCCAACTGTTCCGGCGTTGCGTACGATCGTTCCCTAGCCATTGCGCTTACGGCCTTCGGTTACTTACCGCTAGCGGCCGTTGAGGCCGACAACGGAGGTGGCGCAGGTGGCACAAGGTGAACGAACGCGGCCGGTTCCATGGCCTCTGACGCAAACGCGCCAATGACGCCTACCTCCATGCCGCCAATCGACGGTTCGACCGCGCGCAACTCAACTGGCGCACCCGCGGTTTCGGCACACAACAACAGTTGTGAGTTACCGACGATCACGGCCGGGTTGCTAAGGCCGGGTGACGTAACCAACGTCATTCCGGCAATAGAACCTTGACCCGTTGTCGCATTGATCGTACCGGCCGCGTTGAATACGGGTGCCATGTTTGACGCAAGACCCGCCAACTTAAAGCCCGTAGCAACGTCGGCCCAAATGGTATCGGCCCGAACGCGTGCGTTGGTCATTACCATTCCGGCCGCGGCAACGATCGCGGCATACCAACCGGGAAAGTCGTCACTAGCAACCGGCACACTGTCGGGTGTTGCCGCCGCGACGATTGTTGCGCCTGCCGCGGTTTCCGTTTGGATTGCGTAGGCCTCTGCCGCCAGTTGGAACCAAAGCAACAGCGCGTCCGGCACAGTCCAGTTGATCGTTTGCCATGAAAGATCACCCGCGCCTAGGAACGTGTCCGCTAGCACTTCGTTCATGGCAACAACCATCTTTTGTGACGGTGTTTCGGTTTTCTCTGCGGCCTGCTTTGAGACGGTCGGCCGTTGTGTGATCTTCGGGTATGTCAACTTGCCGTTTTGCAACGTGATTTGACGCGCGGACGTAACGATCGGCCGTGCCGTACTGATTACGTCGATTATCTGCGCCAAGTGTTGCGGAGGCAGTAGGCCGGGAACATCCGAAGTAATCGTGTTCGCAACGGCGCGCGTTAGTACGCGTTCCCTTGCCTGTTCCCGCGTCATACCGGCACGAACCGCGATCGAATCAAACCGCGCGATGATTTCGTCGCGTGCGTACTCCGCAAACGTGCGGTACAAGACTTGATTGCCGGTACCGCGCGCGCGGTCGTTCTGTTCGTCGTCGTTACGCCGGTTCTCCGGCACGGATACCCGCGCACGTTCCAACACGGCCCGCGCGTCGCGTGACTGTTCCCGCGTTTCCTCAATATCGAGTTGCAACGCGATTTGCGGTTCTAGGTCCGTGAGGCGTTGACGTTGACGCGTCAACAACTCTCGTTCGGCCTCTGACGGATCGCGGCCGTCGTCTTCGATCGCGTGTAGTACGTCGTCAATCTGCGCGTTGATCGAATCACGTTCCGCCGCGAGGCGTTCTAGTACGGCATTACGCATGACTGTTTCCCTTTCAAACGTCGTGTTCGTCGTCTGTCCGGGAGGCCGTCTACCTACGGGTTGCCGCGTGATACGCGGGAGGCCGTCTACGTACGGGTTGCCGGTTACCTCGCGCGGTTACTGGCCGCGCAGTTTCGCTAGCCGATCGTCTAACGCCTTGTTCGGTACTGGCCGCAACGCCTGTAGTTCGCGTGACAACGCCTCTACGGGTGCGCTACGTACCGATTCGATTAGTGCGCCTTTGTAGGCCGGATCACGTACTAGGCCTACATGGTCAAGATGGCAGGCCGCGCGCACGACTACGCCACGCGGGCCGTTGAGAGAACGCAACGGTACGAAACCGACGCTAAAGCCGTCGATTAGTTCGGCTTCGATCATTGCTAACGCTTGTTCGGCCGCGGCGCTACGTTCCATCGCGCGGAACGACCCCCAAAGGCCGTCGTTGCGTTCCTGTAGTTCGATTGAAGGTCCGATTACCTCTAGTACCGAATCACTGTGACCGTACCGCAAGTCAACACGACGGCCCGCGGCCGTGGAACGCACGGCGCGCTTGAATGATCCTGGCGCGAACATTTCATCGTAAAGCGGGCCGTTGGGATCGTCGGCTACGCGTGCCGGTTCGTTGTATGGAACAACGCGGCCGGTAATCGTGCGGCCGTCTCCCGTTAGCTTGGCGTGATCGAATGCGCGCAACAACACCGTTTGTTCTGTCATTGTGATTGAACCACCGTGAGAGGTGCCGGTACTGACACGTTCTGTGCGTCCGGCGCAGTAACGCCGGGTTGTTCCGTGAGGCCTAGTGCCTCGCCTTCGGCCAATGGTGGCAAGTTAAGTACGCGTGCGCGTACTTCGTCGGCCGTCACAACTTGCGCGTTAAGTAAGGCAATGTAGCTACTAACCATTGTCTCAAACGCGGGCCGGAGAACTAGCGACGGATCAAACTCAATCCAGTTGCCGCCCGGTAGCCAGTTGCTAAGGCCTGCCGTCAAGGCATGCGCGTTAGGCAGTAGTTCGGCGCGCCACCATATTTCAAACAGTTGTACCGGGTTTTGATACGTGAGGCCACCCGACATAGCAAGGTTCAAGAGAAATGCCGGTACTCCGAACGCGCTTGCTATCTGCTTCGTATCAAACTCGCGCAACTCCAATAGCATTAAGTCGCGCGGTGAAAACGCCAGTACCGAAAAGTCTAGGTTTTGGTCTAGTACCGCGGGTGCGCCTTGCCTATTACTGACGGCCGCTACCCATTGCGCCTGTAGGTCACTAGCTTGTTTCTGCGTTAGCTTGCCTTGATTCCATTTTAGAACCGTGGCAGGAACGCCGGAACGATCGAAGTTGTTAGCCGCGAACGTTTCACTAGACCATGCCGACGCGAGGTTAGACCAATACGCTTGCAACGCGGGAGTACCGCGCAACGCACCCGCGCGCGGGTCACGTTTGATATGTAGTACGTCTTCCCGCGCCAATGCGTAGCCGTTACTTTCGTAGATCGGCGCGCCGTATTCGTCGGCCTGTACCGACATTGTTACCGGGTCCAACACAATCCACGTTGCCGGAAACCCGGTAGCGAGACGTGACGTTACGTACAGGAACGTTTCACCGCGCGAGTACCGCGACCATACGGCCGCGAATATCGCCTCCGCAATATCGTTGTAGTATTCCGGTTCCGGGTTTTGAGTCCAGGCCGGTTGCGGTGAACGGCCGTTATACTTTAACGGCATTGCGCTTACTTGTTGAGACGTGAGTTGTAGACAACGGTTAACCGCGCCGAGTTTCTCCATGAATAGCGGTGACATTGAACCGCCACTAAGGCTATTCACGAACGACGCGATTAGCGGGTCTATGTTGCTAAAGCCTGTGCCGTCCGATAGAACCGGCGTACCGACTAAGGAACGTTGCCGTTTCTTTAGGCCCAACAACTACCGTCTCCGTAGACCTGGCGCATGTACGGTTCCATGCGCACGACTTACCGTCTTTATTTGGCCTTGTGTCCGTGTCCGTGCAACCTTCGCAACCTTCGGATAGCTACCACGCGTGTTGCGTTGTGACGCACGGCTTAAAGCGTTGCGGTGAATGTTGAGGCGTTGCTTTTCGCTAATACCCGCGCGTCTTGCCTGTGCCTTTGTAGGCATTGGGTATTTGCGTTGCGACGGGATCGCAAAGGCCGACTTCGGTAATGCGTTGCGTTGTTTTGCGGTTAGTGCCATATGTTTTTGCCTCCATGCGACACGGCCCGCGTTTGCTAAACAGAATGGAACCGAACGATCACAAACGCAAGTGCAATCTGCGCTAGTAGATCGAAGGTGCCTCAACCACAGGCGTAGAGGCCAACTCAATAGCGCGCCACCAGGCCAGGCGAACGGCTAGCGCGGCGTCAACCCAACGGGTCGGGTCGGCCGGACGTTGCAAACGTATTGACCCGTCACCTAACCGCCTTGCTACTAACGCGTCCATTTGTGACACGATTAGCGGGTGGTGGTCGTGCGCTATGCGGCCTTCCACTATTGCACGGAATAGTTCATCGGCCGCGGGTCCGTCGTCTTTGTTTTGCCAACGGTAAACGGCTACGCCGTCGTTCTCTATAGCCTTAAACAAGTGCGGCCGGATACGTGGCGCAACGGCTATCTCTCGCACGTTGTACCGTGCGCACGCGTCGTCAATCACGGCGCGTAGTTCAAAGTCCGTTGCGGCCTCTGCGGCCCAACCGTAGAACGCGGACCCGTCTAACGTGACGCCAACAACGGCCGTTGTACGCCGGTACGTGCCTTCAACGCCTAACACAACTTCGGTACCTTCGGCCGGTACTGGCGACATAGGGCAGGTATCGAACGCGCCGACAGGTAGCCAACCGCTAACACTGTCAACCCATTGCCCTAGGTGGTAGACACGAAACGACGGTTCGTCAATCAGTACCGCTTGTGTTGCCAGTGCGTCTTCGCTAAGGAAACCGGCACGTAACGCCGGGTTAGCGTCACGCCATGCGGCTTTGTCGGTTAGTTCGCAACCGTCCGGCGCGGACCATTCCAACCATGCAACGCCTTGCGGCAACGTGTTTGTCTTCGCACGTTCGCGCATGCGGAACATGACGTTTTCCTCAAAGCCTGGCGTACCAATCCCTACGATTGTTGCGTCCGGTCGTTTGCCTAGCCTCGCAATCAAGCTCTCTACAACGTCATCGTTCGCGAATCCAAACTCATCCACAATGCAAAGGTTGAAGTTGAGGCCTTGCACCGCGTCAAGTTTGTTCGGATGCGCTTTGAGTTGTGATCCTGTAGGCCTGTATTCAAGGATGCCGTCCGACGCATAAAACGCGAACAACGGCACCAACTCCGGACTTGATTCGACCATGCGTTTAGCCGTCTCAATGATTTGGCCGGCCTGTTCTTTCTTAGTCGCTACAACGTCTATCTCCGCATAGTCGTCGCCACGCGCCATACGTTCCAACGCTAAAGCCGCGAGTAGCGTTGTCTTACCGTTGCCGGTTGGAACGCTAATGAACGTGGCACGGTTGCCGTAGATAGCGCGAATCATTCTCTCTTGAAACGCGGCAACCCGTATCTTGCCTCCGGCGTGATAGCCAGTAGGAACACGTACGTACGTCTCTAACCATTGCCGAACACGACGGCTAAGGCTTGTGTGTTGCCAACCGTGCCAAGGCGGCAACTCCGTAAGTCGTAGCGGTTTCTTAACTCCGGCGTGTTGTAGTACGCCGTGGTCCGGCCGGTTGTAATCGGCCATTGGTCTTCCCTTTACGCTTGTAACTCCCAACGATCCCGGCACACAAGGTCAATGGCCGCGGCCGATTGCCGTTCCGTGAAACCGCTACGCCGTAACGCGGAGTAGATATCGCGAAACGAACGCACCGTTAGGCCGCAATGGTCGGCCATGATCCGGCAGGCCTGTTCCATACGTTCCGCCGCGATCCGATCACCCGGCCGACGATCCCAACGGCGCACGGCCACCAGGAACCTCTCTACGGCCTCCCGGTTCGCCTCCGGCCCATCTAGGCCAGGCGTCACCTCTCCGGCCGTCTGCGGGCCGTGTAGCGGTTCCGTCATGCCGTCCGGCCTTCCTGGCCGAACGCACCCGGCCAAACATGCCGTGAATCCGCGGTAACTGCCGTGTTTGGTAAACTGTCGGCCTTTTTTGCGCTGATCGTTGCGGTTTCGGTCGTTTGCGGCGGAAATCGGCCCGA